ATCGTGGAAGGCGTGATATAAAGGTCATAATGAAACAGGTACATGATCTACTACATGATAGCTCATTGTCTGTTACTGGTGCTTCAATGGTGAATATGAGACAAGAGTTTCAGACGACACTATTGGAGGGAGATGGAATAACACGGCACGGTGTCATGCGATTTCGTGCTGTTGTGTCGGATTAAAAGGAGAAAGACATGGCGGCACAGAAGGGTTCAGCCCTCCTCTTGAAAATCGGTGATGGCGCATCGCCGGAAGCGTTCACAACCATCGGTGGCTTGCGGTCCACATCAATCACACTGAATGATGAGGCCGTTGACATCACGAACAAGGATAGCTCCGCTGTCCGTGCCTTGCTGGCAAACGGTGGTGTTCAATCTACCACCATCTCTGGTTCTGGGGTATTCACAGATGCTGCATCTGAAGGAACGCTCCGTGGCAAGTTTGGAGCTTCTAGCTTCTCCAACTTCCAAGTGATTGTGCCAGATTTTGGCACTTACACTGGAGCCTTTATGGTCGCCAGCCTTGAGTATGCGGGTGAGTTCAACGGTGAGGTCACCTATTCCGTAACACTGGAATCAAGCGGCACCATCACATTCGCTACGGTGTAACCGTATGTCTTGGGAGCTTGTTGAGGTATCCATTGAAGGCAAGAGTTGGTTGGCTCATAAGAAGTCAACTGACTCCGGCCTTGAGTGGACGGTGCCGTTTGCATCTGGTTTGGATGTAGGCGGGGCTTTTGAGTGCGGTGGCAAAACGTACACCGCTGATTCATGCGTGGATGTCGCCCAACGTGGCGAAGTGGTCATTGTATCGACACAGGAGACAAAAGATGTCAAATCCAAAGCGCGGAGAGCTAAAGATAGCTCTGGGGAAGAAGACACATAAAGGGAGGGTTACCCTAGATGTTGTGATGCGTATCGAGCAATCTTGTGGCAAGGGAATTGTCCAGATTGCTCAGTCGTTACAGGCCGGTGAGCTTACAACATCACAGATGGTTGCCATCCTTACGCCGGTTATAAGGGCTGGCGGCAATGATGTGGATGAGAAGGCTGTGGGCGAGATGCTCTGGCAAAGCGGCCTTACTGAAGGAATGAAGATTATTGCAGAGGTAGTGTCTGCGGTGCTCACAAGCGGCGGTGATGAGGGAAACGAAAACGAGGCGGAGCGGTTAGTATAGAAGAACTCCCGTGGGATGTCTGGATGCAGACAGCCTTGGGCAAGATGGGGATAGCCCCAAATGTCTTCTGGGATATGAGCTTCTACGAGTTTTACGCAGCCATAGAAGGTTTTGCGGAGTTTCATTCTGGTGGTAAACCGCCGCCACTAAGCAAGGGTGAGCTTGAGGACTTGATGGAGAGGTATCCTGACTAATGGCAACCACAGTTGATACCCTATTAGTCCGCATTGAAGCGGATATGTCTGATCTGCGGCGCACCTTGCGTCGTGTCGAGCAACAGACAGAGCAATCTCAAAGAAAAATGAGTCAAAGCATGGGTCGTATGGGAACGGCCATCAAGGGTGCTTTGGGAGTCGCAGCGGTCGCGATTGTTGCCAACTTTGGCAAAGAGCTTGTAAGGCTTGGTTCATCTGTTGAAGAGATGCAAGCCAAATCATCAGTGGTATTTGGCCGGTTCGTCCAAGATGTCAGGAGTGATTTAGAGGCGTTTGGTGATTCAGTTGGCCGTAGCACGTTTGAGCTTGAGGCTATGGCATCAAGCGTCCAAGACACTTTTGTTCCCCTTGGCTTTGCCAGAGGAGAGGCGGCTGATCTTTCTGTGCAGCTTACAAAGCTGGCGGTGGATGTAGCATCATTCAACAACGCGCAAGATGTCCCAACAATGCAAGCGTTTCAATCTGCGCTTGTGGGCAACCATGAGGCAGTGCGCCGGTTTGGTATCGTTATCACAGAGGCTGAGCTTCAGGCGGAGCTTTTCCGCATGGGCATCAAAGAAAATGCGGCAGATGTTGATGCTCAAACAAAAGTTCAGGCTCGTCTCAACCTAATCCTAGCTGGCACCTCTGATGCCCAAGGTGATGCGGCAAGGACGGCAGATAGTTTTGCTAACAGATCAAAAGCATTGAATGCAGCCTTGGAAGAACTTGGGGTCGCAGTCATAACGCCTTTGTTGCCATTGCTGGCTGATATTGTAGGTGCGTTGGTAGATGCAACAAACGCCACAAAGGATTTCCTGAAAGAGATAGGTCTGATCAACATTGATCTATCAAATAACGCAGAAATAATGGCGAAGCTAGTAGAGCTTGAGGAACAGCTTGCCAAAGAACTCGATACCGCTGCTACCGCTGCTGGTCGCACAAAGAAAAATGCCAAAGAAAGAGCGGAAGCCTTACGAGAGGAAATCAAGCTTCTTGAAGAGCGGATAGCAATCAATAACAAGGCAGTGGCTCCAGTGGAAGAACCAGCGGCAGCACCCGCTAAGACAAAGGGCCAGATACGAGATGAAGAAAAAGCTGCGGATGCTGTTGCTGAACAGACATTCCTAGTTAGGCAACTCACAAGGGAGCTTCACGGCGTAAGTGCTGCACAGCTTCAATATAATCAGGCGGTAAGAGAGCTTCCTGCGCTGACTGATTTGCAAAAGTTAGATTTGAAAGAGCTTATTGAGCTTGAGCATGATCTGACTGCAAAACTGGAGGAAAAAGCAAAGGCTGATCAGGATGCGGCTGATTTGGAAAAAGAAAAAGCTGCTGCACATGAACAAGCTGCTGATGTAATCAAACAACTAAGCAGTGAAACAGAAAGGCTTAACAGAGAGCTTAAAGGCGAAACGCATATGTATGCGGATATCGCAGAGGCTCTTGATGGTCTTACCCATCTTAGAGAAGAAGACCGCATTAAGATAACGAAGCTAATTGAAGAGCAATATGAGCTTGAGGAAGCTCTGAAGAAAGTCCGTGAGGAGATGGAAAAAACGGATGAGATGACAGAAGCTACGCTTGCTGCCATTCAGTCCATGTCAACCGGCATTAGCAATGCGCTTGCTGAAATGGTAATGAGCGGCAAGTTCAACCTTGATTCACTCAAAGATGTGTTCAGTAACTTTGTCCGCACCATGATTGCCAAGGCGTTTGAGCTTATGGTTATCAATAAAATTATGAACGCCGCCTTCAATCTCACAGGCAGTAGTGCTTTGCCGACAGCTAGTATTCCGGGTTCTGCGGGCGGGGGAGCTATCAGCGGGCCACGCATTGTTGGTGAGAGAGGCCCAGAACTTTTCATCCCATCTAGCACCGGCAGCATCAAGAACAACATGGATACCAAAAATATCCTTGGCTCTGGTCAAACAAACGTGGTCAACCAAACTATCAATATTGAGACAGGGGTTGCACAAACAGTCAGGGCAGAGGTTCTGAACCTGATGCCGCAAATCAGGGAGAACACAATGGCAGCAATGGTTGATGCCCGTAAGAGAGGCGGTTCTATGGCCGCTGCATTTGGAGGCTAGTATGAGTGCGCCAACCTATCCGCTTACCCTTCCCACCAGCCCAGCCTTTGTCACCACTCGGTGGGCCTTGGAGAGCCGTTCAGCCATAAGCACATCGCCATTCACAGGCAACCAATCAGTCGCAGAGTTTGATTACGCGCTTTGGACGGTTGATCTGACTTTGCCCCCAATGAAACGTGCCGCTGCTGTTGAGTGGCAGGCGTTCCTCCTCCAGCTACATGGTCGGCGTGGCACGTTTCTGTTAGGTGATCCAGACGCAGCAACTCCAAGAGGTGCGGCTACTGGCACTGTCACATTGCATACGGGGTTGGTTGCTGATGATTTCACCGTTGATTTGAACACCCAAACACAAGCATCCACTACCGGCTTCCTCAAGAAGGGGGATTGGATACAGATTGGTGGCGGATCATCAGCAAGACTTCATATGGTCATGGCGGATGTCAATACAGATGCCAACGGTGTTTGCACCGTGACTGTTGAGCCTAAGATAAAATCAACCATTTCTAGCGGCACCAACGTCGTGGTTACTTCTGCAAAAGGATTATTCAGACTGACAACAAATGAAGTTTATTGGGATACCAATGTGGTATCAAATTACGGAATCACGCTGGCCTGTAGAGAAGCAGCTTAATGGACATTGATTTGGCACATATTATTGATGGATTGATTGCAATCATCGTCATGGGCGGTGGTTGGTTTCTTGGCACACAATCACGCGAGTTGAAGCGGGTTGAGATTTTACTCAACCGGACAAGAGAAGAC